AATAGGATGGATTCTACAACGATGAGTTCCTTCCTTTTCGAATAACCAGTGACATCTTTCTCTTTCGTCCCTATCTTCCCAGGCCAGCCTATTGGCATCCTTGCCGCGGTCTTTATCCGACACCCAATACACAATGGAGCTTCCATTTATATCAATTACCTGAGGAGTACAGCGCATTAGGAGTTCTTCTCTTGAAATAGGGTCAAGACCCCATTTAAGAAAGTCTTCTTTTGTAGCAGAATGAATTCTACCCCACCCTTCTGCTGTGAACACTGTCGTCTCGTTAGGACAGCACTTCCCGCACATCATACAGTCATCTTTATAGAAAAATGACTCTTGAAGTACGACCTTTTCTACAACAGGCGTCGGGTATCTTTCACCGTCTACAAAGATGGGCTGTCTCGCTACCTTGCTGACGTATTCCAATATCTTGGACATACTATCTACTGACATACAAACCCTCCTCTCATATATCAAGAGGCTCGCCGTACCAGCACTCAGTGACTTCGGCATCGCACTTCATTGGAACTCGTATCTTTTCTTTCGCGGCGCCCACCATGAGAGAAGTTAGCCGCTCGGCACACTCTTTGGCATTCTGTCTTGGGCATTCACAGATAACTTCATCATGCACCTGCAAAAGAAGATGACAATCAAGCTCTTGGAGTCTTTCGTCATTGTAGATAGCAATCATGGCGAGTTTTGTCATATCTGCAGAACTTCCTTGGATGATACTGTTGACACACTGACGCTCTGCATCTGCAATCTTTCCGCCATTGTCTGTTATCTTGACGCCTTCTTCTCGAGCCTTAAGAATGATGTCTCGCTTCTCCTTACCTCCCCAGGTCTTATCCAAAAGACGAGTGTACTTCTGGCACACGGCAGGGTCAACCTCGGCCTCACCTTGGTCTTCCTCAAATGCGAGAGGGTCAAATGTAGAAGGACCTCCTCCAAGAAGTTCAAACTCATATTTCGGAAGTTGAACATCTGGAAGTCTGCGCTTTCTACCCCAGGCTGTCTCTACATAGCCGTTCTTTCGAGCGTCACGCAAGACCTTGTCCATCCACTTCTTGACATTAGGGAAAGATGTGTAGAACTGGTCTACAATCTTCTGAGCCTCTTTAGGAGTACAATTCAGTTGCTCTGAAATGGCCTTTGCTCCTCTGCCGTACATGATGCCCAAAATGATGGACTTCACAGAGTCTCTTCGTTTCTTACCCTCAGGGTTCTTAGTTCCGTCAGGTCTGAACTCTTTACACTCCTCATAAGGCACCTTATAAATCTTCTCTGCAATCCAGGCATAAATGTCTTTTCCGTCCACATAGGCCTGAATAAGGTGCTCGTCATGACTCATATGAGCGAGAGTTCTAGGCTCCTGCTGAGAAAAGTCACTGGAGATAAGAACAAATCCAGGCTCTCCTCTAAACATTTTCCGAATTTCCTTATTATGAGAAGGAATATTCTGCATATTAGGGTCACTGGAGGAGAATCTACCTGTCGCCGCACCATACTGGTGAAAACTGCAATGAATTTTGCCCGTCTTCGGATTTACGATAGTTGGCATCTTATCCACATAGGTAGACAATAGTTTTTGAGTTTCTCTGTAATCCAGAATTGCTTGAGAAAGAGGAGTATCCAGTCTTGTCAAAATGTCCTCTCCTGTTCCTCTGGGCTTTTCCTTATCCGGAGACTGCAATCCCAGGATATCGTACAACAGAACCGCCAACTGCTTCGGGCTACCAATATTGATTGGGTCTGAAAGGATATTACCGGGGTTGTTCTTACGATACTCCTCAATTTCCGATGAGTACATACCTAGAATATCATAAATGGCCTTCTCTCTATCCTTCATCTGGGCGTTATATTTCTCAGACAATTGATGAGCGAACTCTGTGTCCAGACAGATTCCACGGTCTTCCATAGCGGCCACAACTGGAATTATAGGCATCTCAATATTCTTGAACACAAAGTAAGGACCTGGAAGTCTTTCCTCTTTAAGATACCTCTGCTGAAACTCCATCAGTTCCCACGTTTTGACGCCGTCACCAGCAGAGTAAAGATACGCTGTGGTGATAGGGATATGCGTGAATGGGATACCTTCGAACAACTTATCGTAGGTGAAAGACTCAGTGTCTTGAGAATCACAATACTTGAGATGCAGGTCTTTCAGTCTGTGGGACTCATTTTCATTGAGGCAACTTGCCGCGAGTTGAGTATCCCAATATGCCTTGATTTCAATCCCAAGTTGATTTCTAATAACTCTGATATCAAACTTGGCATTGTGGAATACCCACTTTACATCTGAGCATTCCTCAAGACACTCCTTAACGACATCGTCCTGCACCTGATTAGCCGACTCCACTCCTGTGACATAACTAATGTGGTGCATCGGAATGTAAGCAGGTTTCAAACCAGGAGCATAAAGACACACGCCGGCAAGAGTTGTCGTTATAGGGTCAAGCGAAGACGTCTCAGTATCGATTGCGGCGCTTCCGAATTCTTTAATTCGGTCAAAATACTTTTTAACAGAATTTTCATCTCTGAGTAACTCGTATTGGTCTGCGTATTTACCGAGTTTAGTATTGACAGTCGCTACGATAGTAGAGATTCTGTCATATACGCTTTTTCCGCCCTTGATAGTAGGCGTAGCCGCCGCCACCCTGGATGCTTTTCGGACAGCGGCGGCATCGCCGGTACGAGTTGCTCTTGGAGAAAGATTCTTCAAGAGACCCGCCATTTAGAACACCTCAGTTTCCGGAGTAGTGTCTGCAGAGCGTCTAGAAGTTCGACGACTTGCTCTACTTGCCTGCGGCTCCTCCTTAGGCTCCTCTGCCGGAGCAGTTCTAGACGCCCTTCTAGAAACTCCAACAGGCGCGGCAGTGGCAGGAGTTCTACGACCCGGAGCACTTGCTCTACGAGGCGCAGGAGCCTCCCGCCTATTAGGAATACCGCTGGAATTATCAACAGGGAACGAGCCTGTATCGAGATATGTCTCCATATCATCCGCAGACTTCTGAAGAATAATACCGCCTTCGAAATCCGGAATCTCCACATCAGTCAGGTCAAAAGGCTCTGCAGAATCAATCGGGTAAATCTCGTACTTCGTACTGGTATCACCTGCCCTGCCGTGGCGTTCAATCTCGAACACATACTTCTCCAGAGGGCTATAACGATTGATAAGGCCCTGGAGCTTGCTGATAAACTGACGACCTCTCTCCCAGATTTTGACCTTCTCGTCATCGTGCTGGAACATAACCACGAAGCGAACAGGCTTGGCCGGAATACCCGCCGCACAGAACGGACACGCATCAATCGGGTCACCGTCCTGACGAAGACAGTCTACATAACGGTCTTTGTCATTGATTTTGACCTTGTGAGCAGAGAACATAGGAATGTCGTCAATGGTATTCAGCATAAACTGAACCTTTGCGACGTCTCCATCATTCTTGAGCTGGAACCACTCACTGTTCCCGCTACTCATTTTCTCCGCTTGTTCATTGGTAATTCTTGCCATCTTAGATTCCTCCTTAAGGTTTATAGGTTAAAAGTTTAGAAAGGCAGGGGATAGAACCCTGATTCAAAAGAGCACTCAAAATCTCCTACCGTACATCTACGGTCGCGGTTAAGCCACTTCGGAACATAGATGTCAAATCCTCCTCTAGAATTAGGAGTGGTCTGACACATAGACTTCGGATAGAAAGTTGTAATGGGCTCACCATACAACGTCTGACCGATTCGTACCTTAATGGCCTTATCTGTCTGTCCTAAAATGTGACGGTCGTCACATACGCGAACCAAGTCACCTGACATATTGTTTACCATTTGGGCTCCTCCTTATTCTCATTCATGGCCTTCTTGGCGGCCTTTTTCTCACGCTTCTTCATGATAACCGAATTCTGGTCCTTACCAATCTTCTTGAGAATTCTCTTGACTCTACTGGTAGAACCATACACTTTCTTCGCCAATGCGGCGACAAACCCCGTGTACTCGTCAAAGGGCTGACCCGCCGCACAAGACACCATCGTCTTACTACCGTCTTTCCAGAACACAATAGTCTTGTCACCACTGAAAAGGACACGCTCAGGCTGATAAGGAGCATTCTGGAGTTCATAACAGGAAGGAACTCGAGCCCACCACATCCCAGGATAATGAGAAGAGGACTGCCGGATAACCAATTCCACAATGGCAAGAATCTGCGCATCCGACAGGTCTTTGTCTCGCATAAAGTTGACAAAATTATGAGTTGCCTTGACTGCCGCCTCATAACGTCCCTCTTCTTCAGGGCTCTCAATAACCAACGGACCCAAACACGCCATAGACTGAAGGAAACCCTGGTCTGCCGCCCACT